CTTAACAAAGATAGCCCATGACAATATGGGCTATCTTCTTTTTGTCCAGACAGGCTATATGCCGTGGCAAGCGACATTCCAGTTTGCTCCCTTTTAGTATTAACTTGTCCTGACAGTGGGCAAGCGACTTTCCAGTTTCGAGCAATTTATTATTAACTTGTATTGCCACCGAAACAGAGGTAAGCGATCGTTTCACTTTGCATCCATGAAGGTATTAACTTGTATTACCACTGGAACAACGGTAAGCGACTTCTCCCTTTGCACTCCCGAAAGTATTAACTTGTTCTGACATGGTAGTGCAACCTACTAACTTGTGTTGCCGTGTTGGTGCAAGCCCTTAAAACTTGGCTAAGCCCACCAAGTGACTCCCAAGACTGTTAGGTAGCTCCTAGCCCCCTCCTAGCTCCATTAAACCGCCCCTGATAGGCACACCCTTTTGATAATTTAGACCTAAATTCCATATTTTCGCTGGTTTAAAATTCTTTTTACTTGGCATCATTATTAACTTGTGCTACCAAGTTGGTGTTGCTATAATGAGTGCGTTGACAATCATAGTATCGTAACAACTAAAAAGGAGCCAACGATGAGAACTTATCAGCAGATGACCAAGAAGCAGCAGGCAGTTGCCGTGAATACTGCCTCTAACTACTTACTTTTAATCGAGATGGGTCAGTATAGCCACCCACCCGTAACTTTGGTGGAGCTTAAATCGGCTTTGACTGCCTATGACGCGGCGGCTAAAGTGATTAAGCGTGAGATTTATTTGAAACAGCAAGCCAAAAAGAGCGAGCGTTCAGTTTAAACCATTTCCTACGACTGCCGAGTGGCAGCGGCGGGGGCGGCAGCCCCTTGAAGTTTTGTATCGTTCCTTCTTCAAGGGCTGCCGTTAGTTTTGAAAAAAGGAATATTAATAAAGGAAATCACAGTTATGAAAGAACTATTGAGTTTGAAGGTAGCGTTATTAGCGGACTATTTTTGTGAGCACTACAAAGTTTACCTTATTTTGGGCTGCTTGTTGATTGGCATTGTTGTCCCTATTCTCCTTGCCCAGCTTGCCCGCCTTCCCGAAGGTGGTGTCCCTCCTGCTGGATGGAAAGTTGAAGTCCTCGACTCTTCGGCGTTTATCAATCGAGTCAAGCAGGTGACTGCACCAGACGGTCGCACATGGATTATTTACGAAGCCGATACGGGCGGCTGCTTGGAGCTAGACCGCGTTGACCCAACGCAGAATTTTGGAATAGAAGAATTTCGTGCAACAGAAGAATTTCGGTAAAACTTGGTAAAAACCTAAAAAGGAGTATCAATATGGCAAAAGTATGCAAACATTGTGGGCTTCCAGAAGCGAAGCATTATAACCCCGCGCCTTTACTTCCTTCGGTAGCTGCCCCTTCGGTAGTTGCTAAGGAGGAAGACGCACCTAATAAGGACAAAAAGCGAATCGTGGTAGATGTAGATGATGAAGAGCTTTCGCATTTGGAACAAGCAGAAGCCCGCAAGAAGTTTATTGCGGCGCAACTGGATGGCATAAGACCTAGGCTTATTCAAGCCATGGCCGACTATATCATTCCCAAGCTCGCTTGCCCTTTTGCACCTTCTATTAAGCGCGAGAACCCTCGGGTTAAGTCATTCAGTTCACTATTCACTTGGGAGGCTTGCTGATTATGGAAACACCAGAATATAAGTTCGGCGATTTGATTCTTTGCGCTTTATCCCCTACTGCCCCTGCGGAGGATTGGGTTTTGCAAGTGTTCCTTGGTCAGTGTGAAACGGGCGACTGTTTATGCACGACCGTAGAGGGGTTTAGGACAGCCTCTAAAACAGATAAGTCGGCTCCTTTTTATCGGATGCCCTATTATCAGCCTTATGTCTCTCCTACTCGGAAGATGACTGCGAAAGAATTAGCAGGGAAATGGGTTCGCAATATAAAAGACGGGCCCGCTAGGTTAGTCATCGGTATCTCTCAAAGCGGCGACGATTTTATCTACGCGGCTTTGCTAAGCATGGACGAGGATAGAGAAATCGGAGAGTTTAAGGCTTCGGATATGAAAGAATACTCAGAAAACCCTGGCGACGATAATTCGTGGAAATCAACGGAGGTAGCGCGATGAAATTATTTAGACCTAAATTATCTCAGGAGCCAAAAGCTCCTAAAATTCCTAGCGAAGTTACTAAGCTGCTGGAGCTTGTTGCTTCGGGGCATATCCACTCCCTCGAAAAACAAACGCGCTACTGCCAGTGGGCGGTGAGCGATTACTTATTTGTGTTCGGCGAGCACACTTTAGTTTGGACAGACTCTTGTTTGCTCGTCCAGACCGAAGTTACGCCGAAGCTCGGCGGCGGCATCCGCTGTATTAGGGACGAGTGGGGTATTCTAACCAAGCCGCACACGGTGTATAAGTTCCCCACCCCGTTACTCGGGAGTAGCTTGCGAGCTTTGCATAATGTGGTGTCTCCTTACTTTGGGGAAGAGCGTTATGAGAAGTATAATCATTCGGGCGGCGAACGGATTGTAGTCAAGAAGCCTGTAGCTTTCTTGACCAAGATGAAGAGAATAGATGGCAAAGTTAATCTATTCTCATTAGAAGACGGACAAGCAGACCCTTGCTGGATAAGCGCAGCTTACCTCGACAAAATCGTTGCTATCTTGGAAGCGTATGATGTTTCGGCAGTTGAAATTACATTCGCAGCAAAAGACTCGGTGCGCCCCACGGAGTGCTTTGAGTTTATCAGCGACGATATTTACATCGTGTGTAGTGCTATGTTCAACCAGGTAGCTGAAAAACCGCTGAAAGAAGAAGACGGGCGCGTTAAGCTTTCTTCCGCTGATTGCGGTAACATTGGGCGCAGCGTAGCTAAGAAAGTAGTTGTTGTAACGGAAGACGACGATGAAGATTAAAAAGTATTCGGCTCCTACGATTCTGCCGACTAATGCACCCAAGCCCGTCTTGGTGGATAGAAAATGGAGGAATTTGTTAAACAAGATAGGCTGGCGATGGCTCCCTTCCATGCGCCTGATACGCGGGAGTGTTAAAGGAAAGCGGTGGCTGATGCACAAGTATATTGCAACAAAATTAGCTAAGAAGCCTTGGGACGAAGTATTCTTTGAAAACGGCGACCGCTTCGACATGCGCCTAGTTAATCTGCGCCCTTACGACCGCTCTTTCGACGGCGCGACCAGAAAAGTGTTCAAAGGGCGCAAAAGAAAGGGCGTTTATTTCAACCGCTCTACTTTACATTGGTATGCTTTGCTCAAGTTTAGGAACAAACTCCACTATTTAGGAACTTTTAAGAGCGCAGACGGAGCCGCCAGAGCTTATTTGGATGCCCGCAAACAGATTTTAGCGAATAAATCTTTTGGCAGCGTGCCTAAGTTATTCGGCGATAAATAGTTAGAGGTAATCCTTGCACGGATTTATTATTTAACTAAAATGATTTTACCGCACAAATACTAAGTTGAGCTACCGAGTGGCAGCTTTGACGCAGGTAAGCGTGTTGTATTAAACCAAAACAGAAAAGGAAATTGCAAAATGAAAGACCTGACGAAATTAGAAAACGCGATTGATGCACTCAAGGAAGCCCTGCTGGAAGTTCTTGAATCTTCTGGAGGTTCTGCCTCTACCCAAGGAGCAGACGAAGTTAGCCTTGCTGAGGCCAAAATTGACGACATGACGATGGAAGAGCTTACTACCCTTGCCAACGCCGTTCGTATTCCAACGGACAGTCTCGAAGAAGAGGACTTGCGTGGCTTGCTCACCACGGCGCAGAAAGTGGTAGCTGATGACACAGTGACCCCACGGGCAATCAAGATGCTCGCTTTGTCCATCGGGCTGACACCCTCGAAAGATGCGGAAGAAACCATAGCAGAAGTTGCTACCTACTTGACTACACCAGCAGAGGACGAAGTTCCTGAAAAAGCCAAGAAGTCAAAGAAGGCCGCTGCAACAGTCGAGGACGATGATGATGATTCTGTGGAAGAAGTTTCTGAGGAGGATAAACTCGAAAGACTCAACGCCTACAACGAAGTTGCAGATGAAGCAATCGAGTTTGACGCCTCCTCAAGCAAAGCGGTTAAGTCAGCTTACGCGAAACTCGAAAAGCTCTTGAAAAACGATGACGGCGAGCTTATCGAGTGGGGCGTTCCTTATATCAAAGATGGCAGCGGCTTCTGCTGCGGTCTTGAACTCGATGAAGTCAAAGTCAAGGGCGTGTCTGATGCGCTAGGCAAGTGCTTGGTGACAGACAAGACCTTCAAGTATGACAGCGACACGGATACCTTCGCCCCTTACAAAGCGGCGAAGAAATAAACTGAACCCCATTTGAAGTGTAAGGCGAGGGACAACCAACCTCGCCTTTTTTATTAAAAATTTAGCTCTAAATTATTTATGCCTAAGAAAAGAAAAGTGACCATTGCAGATACTACCGAGGAACTCCGAGACGATTACTGCGAGCTTTTTGACAGCATGGAGCGTCGTGTTATAGGCCACAGTTCTGCCTTGCACAAAGTTAAGCTCGCCTTGCTTATCAAAGAACATGTCATGCTCTCAGGCAAGCACGGACTAGCTAAGTCCTTTCTTGCTAGTGAAGTTTTTGCCTCCTTTCGAGGGGCATGTTTTTATAAGAAGCAACTATCTAAAAGCACCCAAGCAGAAGAACTTTTCGGCCCCCTAAATCTTAAAAAATACCAAGAAGAAGCTATTTGGGAGAACAACACAAAAGGGATGCTCCCTACTGCCCACTTCGTTTTCTTGGATGAAGTGTATCGCGCCGCCGATATGCTCCTGCCTACTTTGTTGGGTATATTGAACGAGCGTGAAGTCATTAACGGGGGAATTAAGTATATCTGCCCCTTACAGACCGCGATTGGAACCACCAACTTTATCACCACCCAAAACGCCCAGCTAGATGCTTTCCATGACCGCTGGCTTTTTTGGGACGAAATGAGTCCCTTGGGGCGAACAGATAAGATCAGTATGTTAATTCGCCAGACCGACCAGACGAGCGCACGAAAGCACACGATGGCGTATGCTGACTTGGTTATCTTGCAAGAGAAAGTTGCAGCTCTTCCCATAGAGGAGGAAACTTTAACCCTCCTCGTTGAAATGTCGGAGATGTTTGCGAGTAAAGACCCCGACACTTATATTTCAGACAGACGGCTTTGCCAGATTGTAAAAGGGATCAAAGCCATCGCCTTCTTAGAAGGAGCCTCGATTGCATCACCAGAGCATCTGGTAGTCTTTAGCAAAATGTTGCCTTACTCGACCACGCAGCGATCTAAACTAGATATGCTCGCAGGAACAACTTATTCGACTCTCGTAGGTTCTTATATTACAGAGAGAGAGGAGAACACTAAGCTTTCTGCCTTTGAACAAGAAGTGCTATCTATTTATAGGCGATGCGATAGCTCTCTTAGTAGCTCGGCAAAGCAACTTCTTATGGAAGTTTCGCAAGAACTTAGAGATGAGATTCTCAGCTTTAATGCCGTTACGCCTAATGGGATGAACAAGCGAGGCCACATGCTTAATCGCTTAATCGATATCTTAGCGATGTGTGGAGCAGTATCTCCTGCCGTTCCTGCGATTCCCGCCAGCTAAATAATTTAGACCTAAACTAATAAAACAAAAAAGGAAAAACCAAAATGAGATTGATTAACTTCAAACTGTTACCTGACACCCGAAAAAGCTTAGAAGACTTAGCCGCCAGCTACGGCAAGTCGGCTGATATGGACTGGATAGAAGACCTATATGCTTTGATGGTTGCCCGAGGTAGTCTAAGCCAGATTCCTAACGACCAAGAGATTGAAACCAAAGTCGCCGCCCTTGCCCTTAAAGAAAAATGGGCGAGCGTTAAAAGCTCTTTAGTCCGTTGGGCTTATTTGAAACGGGCTAGTGCGTTGCGAACCGCTTGCGGTAAAACCTTTATGGCCGCTGCCGTTGCCTTTTATGACGACCCATTAAAAGGTTTAAGCGTTTATCTCCTTTTGCTCTTAGAGCTTTCTTGTAAGCGGAGAGAAAACCTATGTGCCGACTGCAAGCTTTTAGCTGCCTGTTCTTTCGGGACACAGTTTTCTGCAATTCTCGCCAAGTCAGTTGATAAGTTAGTTTTGTTCGAGGATAGCGCGAAGCTTACTCATCCAGACTGTCCAAACAAACCTACTGCTGCCTTAGATAAAGATGTTTGGTTAGATCAGAATAACAGGCTGCTTGACGAGATGCTTCTTCAACTAGAGAGCTATGCGAACTCTCCCGATTACGGACTTTTAGAAGAAGTTGTTCTTTCCGAAGAGGAATCCGACATGAAGCAGCTCTCAGGATCGGGTGCATCAGCGTTTGGCCGCTTACGCATGGCAGCTAATGCGTCTTTCACCGCGATGGAAAATTTTGTTAAGGAACTAACAAAGCAGCAATGGGCCATCTTTGATCTAGGGAAAGAGCTTGCTCACGCTTTAGGGAAAGCCCCGACCATCCTTTTAGAAAAGACTATAGAAGTTGCAGAGGACTCCGAGCAGAACTTTATATCTTCTGCCAGCGATTTGCCCAAGATGCTTTCGAGCCAGTTGGCGCTGCCTAAAGAACTTGTAGAGCACAAGTTTGCCTCTAAAAGTTTGGTTGTTGAACAGCAGATGAAACCCGAACAAAAACAGAAGCTTCTTTACATTTTGCTTGATACTTCTGCGTCAATGGGAAGCCCTCTTGCAGCGGGTGGTAGTCTTTCGTGGCTTAACCTCCTAAACAGATCACAGTTTGCTAGAATCTTAATTAAGGCGCTTTTGCACCGTTGCGAAGAGGTAGAGACGCTTGTTTATCTTCGCACCTTTGACAGTCGTGTTTCAGAGATGGCTTATGCCAAGAAAAAAGGGGAATACGAACTCCTTAGAAAGCAAATAACATATACTGCCTTTAACGGATGCTCCACATTTTTAGGTCTAGCTATGATCGCAGCAGCTAAGGATATTTTAGAGGCTACGGATGACTTGACTTACGCCGAGCTTCTTGTGCTTACGGACTGTGAGGCGGTTATTCCCGACAAAGAAAAGCTACAAATCCACAACGCACTTTCTGTAGCCGCTCAAGCAGGGAACCAGATGAAGAAAGGCTTCGACTTTTGCTTAGTTAATTTAGACTCAGTGAAGCATAAAAAAGATTCATTGCAGTGGCTTAAAGAAAAAGCAAAAAGTCATTTCACGATTAGCTCAAACATCACCAAAGTAGAGGAAATCTTAGTTGTCGTTAAATAAACAAGGAGAAATAAAAAATGAATACAGCACCTACCGAACAAGAAGTAATAGACTGGTTAAGCGACAGAGGAAGCTCCGCCTGTTATTTTGAGGCAATTTCCCGATACTTAGCCGAGCGGTGCAACATGCCAAAAGATGAACAAGATATTATGTTCGCTCAAGGCGACAAGGACGCTTTGATGCTCTCGACCTTCTATTTTATCCGAACCAACACAGGAACTAGCCTCCAAGAGTTAGTCGGGGAAGTTAGTATTCAAGAAGCCGCCCCTAAATTTCCTAGGAGAAATAACCCGTCAACCGTCTCCACTCATACAACTGATGAGGTTTATAACTGGTTGTTAGAGGCTCTGGTTGACTATATCTCCAAAGAGTCTTCTGATTACTTGGCCACAGAAAAGGCTCGCTATCCTCAAGATGACGATGAAGACGAGGCTCCTTACTAGACAAAATTCGACTTGACCGCCGAGGCTATTTAGGCGTATAGCTTCGGCGGTATGAAACTGAAAATTACAAAACGCCCATTCCAGCCTAGCGGAGCTTCCCCTAAGAAGCGTAATAAGCTAGTCATTCACCACGCCCGCAAACAAGGGGCGATTCCCGTTAAGCCCGAAAAGCGGCTTGCCTTAAACGACCCCCGTTCTGCTGATTATAATCCCGCCTTGAACAAGGCAGGGACTTCGACAGGGATTCATAACAGGCTTAATCCCCCTGACCCCGAATACATGAAAAAAATTCGGGCGATGCGAAAATTCTATTCCCCAAAGATGCCTTGCTTGCAATGCAACCTTTGTTCTTTCTCTTCGGCTTGCCCTCAGTTTAAGGCAGGGTATGAGTGCGCCTTCCTCCCTTTCTTAAACTCCCATAAGATAGACACCACGGACGACCTCCTTCACTACATGAAGGAACTTTTGTCGGCTAATATGCGCCGAGCGCATTTGTCTATGATGATGGAGACTTTGACAGGTGCGCCCCCAAGCCCCGAACTCAGCGAGTCTTTGAACTTGGCGTTCGCCCAGCTAACGAGCCTCCATGACAAAATGAGCGAGTCCACCGAAAACATTTTGGAACTAGAAACCGATGACAACTCCATTATTGGAAAAATTTTTGGAAGTTTGGTAGCCCTTCAAGATGACACGAAGAACGCCGTAGAAGAAGCGGTTGAAGTAGAAGCCTCCGTTATATCTTCCGCAGAGCTAGACACGGAGAAGCAGAATCGAACTTACAACGGGATCGAACTCCCTCCTACTGATACTGATTTGCTTAACGACTTTCAAAAGAGTTTGCTTTCTTCCCAAGAGTCGGTTATCGTTTCGCTGGAAAAGAAAATACATGAGCAACACCCTACAACCTAGCACTTCGCCAGAGGATGCTTTTAAAGAATACACCCGTCTTTATTTTGAGACGGAAAAAGTCGTTCGTGAAAGCTTAGAAGAAGCCAAACAAAAAGAAGCCGAACAAGCGGCGAAGCTGCACCCCGCAGCCTCCCTGACTCCTAGCGGCAAAGAAGCCGCCATTGTGACCCGCAAAACTTTACACGGTAAGACAGCTATGACTGCCCAAGGTAAAAAGAACATTCAACAAGCAAAGGAGAAACCCTAATGAAAATTGCAACTGTAACCCCCGATTATATCACGCGAGGTAGTGGAGCCGAAAATGGCACGCTACCTTCCCCTAAACCGCTGGAGGCTTCCGAACAGCTAAAGCCCGACTTCGATTTAGGTGTCGAATCCGCTCGCCTTGCCATCACAGGCTTCTTTAAGAACGCCGTTGTGATTCCGATGGGCGGCGAGTCTATCTAAAGGATAATTTAGAGCTAAATTATTTTAGCTCTTTCTTTTGCTTCTATCACTTAAACCTACACGAACATTGTCGTTTTAAAGCCGCTTAAACGCCGCTTTAAGCCGCTTTAATCCTTTTTATGAGTCAACTTGTCCAAAAACCACAGGTATCGTCTAAACGAGTCCTAAATGCCTCCATTAACGACCCTGCCAAGCAGCTAGACCTAAAGAAGCTCGTTTTGAGCATTGTCACGCTTGCCCAAACGATTGCCCAAAAGAAGCTATACCCTCCCCAAGTCAAGGTATGCTATCGCATCGCCGAAGCGGTCTTAGAACATGAAGGCGAAGTTGTCTGTTCCCTCATCTCACGCCAGTTCGGAAAGTGTTTAGCCGAAGGAACCCAAGTGATGATGGCAGATACTACGGTGCGCTCCGTAGAAAAGATTAAAATGGGCGATCGCGTTATGGGAGATGATGGGACTCCGAGAACCGTGACTTCTCTAGCGTCTGGTTCTGAAAAGATGTATGAGATTCGCCCAAGGACTAAATATGGAGACAGTTATACCGTCAACGAGTCTCATATTTTGTCTCTCTTAGCAACAAAGCGAGATGCCCCAAGTAGAGTAGAGGACATCTGCGTAAAAGATGTCTTAAAAGACTCTCGTATAAAAACGAGTCACCTTTTAGGTTATCGAGGCACTTTTGATTTTCCAGAGAAAGAAGTCCCGATAGACCCTTACTGGCTCGGTTTATGGTTAGGAGACGGAAATAGCCGCTCCCCTGCTATCTATAATAAAGACCCCGAAGTTTTGCTTCGCATTTACAAATATGCAATTAAACTAGGTGGCGATGTTTCGGTTTATGAAGAACCTACCTGTTACGGTTACAACATTGTTGGAACTGACTTAAACCTTCGCCTAAAAGCTCTTCGGTTAAAGACGAACAAGCATATTCCACGAGCTTATTTTACCAATTCAAGAAAAGTCAGGCTCGAACTCTTAGCGGGTTTGATTGACTCAGACGGCTCACTGAACAAACATACTCAGACGACTTATGAGATTTGCCAAACTTCAAAACGGTTAGCCGATGACATTGTTTTTTTGGCTAGGTCTTTAGGCTTTAGGGCATATCACTATCCCCGAAAAACGAAGTGTCAGACAGGCGTAGAAGGCGAAGCTTACCGCTGTTATATCTACGGAGACATTTCAACGATTCCCGTTGTCGTAAGACGCAAAAAAGCCAAGAAGCAAGCTGTTAGAGAAAACCCGTTAAGCTACGGAATTAAAATTGTCCCGAAAGGTGTAGGTAAGTACTACGGCTTCACCCTCTCGGGTAAAAACCGTCGCTTCATGTTAGGAGACTTCACTGTTACGCATAACACCGAAGCACTCGGAGCTATCATCGCCGCCCTTTGTGTGATGCTCCCTTACTTGGCGAAGAAGTATCCCGACTCTTGGCATCTAAACATCACCGATGATAACGGAGTCTATCGCGGCTTTCGTTTTGGATTTAAAGTGGGTATCTACGCCCCTCGGCGAGCGCAAGCGCAAATTATGTTTGACCGTATCAAAACAATTTTTGCAACAGACTCAGCCAAGCAGGTGTTAAAAGAAATCAAGCTCACCCAAGAAGTCAGTAACGGTAACTCCGTTAAGCTCTCCAATAATTCTAGGATTCTTTGCGAGTCTGCATCCGAGCAGTCCAAGATTGAAGGAGCGACCCACGACTTACTTGTAGCAGAAGAAGCGCAGGATATTAGTGACTTGAAAATTCGTAAAAGTTTGCGCCCGATGATTGCGTCCACCAAAGGCTGTTTTGTTATGATCGGAACCGCCACAGGTAAAAAGTGTGAGTTTTATTCCGCTTTAAAAATTGCCCAAAGGTCGCAACTCGTGACAGGCAAGCAAAACTCTTTTGTTTATCCCTATTCCATTTGTCAAAATTACAACTCTCTCTACCGAGATTATATCGCCAAGGAAAAGATACGCTTAGGCGAAGACTCAGACGAGTTCTTGACTTCCTACGGCTGTTTGTTGCCCGACTCGCGGATTACTACATTGGACGGAAGTTCTAAAAAGTTAAGGGAGATCACGACGACGGACTTTGTGCTAGGACACACAGGTAATTTTAGACCTGTTACTTACGGGGCTAAGAAAAAGTGGAGACAACCTATCTATAAAATAGACCTTTTAGGGCATAGCGACTCCGTAGAACTTACTCACGACCATGAATCTCTGACAGGGCGTGGCTGGGTTCGTGCTGACGCGCTTAGAAAAGACGACATCCTTTTATACCCATGTTTTGAACTTTCAGAGAAGGTTAGCATTGTCGAAGTTCAATCCCGAAAGACTAAGGGAGGCTTTTGTCTTCCGTCAACGCTTCTGCTAAGTGCCGATTTGGGAGAACTCTTAGGCTGGTATATCGCAGAAGGATGTTCAAATCAGCAGAATAAATCGAATGTTAGCTTTTTTCTAAATAAAAAAGAGAAACAAGAAGCCCAGCGAATACGGCAACTCCTTCGTTCCTTTTTCGGAGTAGAAGCTCGCTTACGCTACCTCCCTACTTCGTTGTCAGTCACAGTAAATTGCGCCCATTTAAATCGCTGGCTAACCCTTCAATTTGGACATTTAGCAAAAAACAAAAAACTTCCTTCTTGGTTTTTAAATGCCCCAAAAGATTTTCTTCGGGCGTTTATTCGCGCTTACTTTGAAGGAGACGGTTGCTACTCTCGTTCTGGTAAAAAGCGTTGGGTAGCTTCGGCGGGGTCAGCGAGTCGAGCTTTGCTTGAGCAGATAGGGGTTATCCTTAGCGGGTTTAAGATAGCATCTTCTTTTCATGAAGGAGTTAACGCACGCTCTGTCATAAACGGACGACAAATAAAAGAGAGTCGGTTATACTGTCTTTATGTTTATGGGTTAGCCTCTCAAGATATTTTTGATAAGCATAATACGAAACGAGCTTCCAGCTATCTTTCAAAAGGTTATTTGTTTCGTCGCATAAAGAGAATAAGTCGCCGCCCCTATATCGGCGAGGTCTGTGACATCACAGTGGATAAGGATCAGAGCTTCTCAACAACAGCGTTTGTCGTGCATAATTGTATTTGGATCTTTGAACGAGGGATGTTTGTTACTCAAGAGCAGTTGTTTAATGTTTCCACCGCCTGTAAAGCAGGAGCCTTCTCCTACCTGTATCCTGACGGGCATCGAAACGCTTTGGGAGGTTACTCCTTAGTGGCTGGAATTGATTGGGGCAAATCGCACGACAGCACCGTCGTTTGTCTTGCCGCTGTTAATTGGAATCATCCACAGGAGCGAGGAACCTATAACCGTCACGGCGTTCAAATAGAATACCAGACTTTCAAAAAGCACATCGTAGGCTTTATGGAGCTTATGGGCGACAACTACGAAGCTCAATTCTGGTCTATCGTGGAGTATCTTTCTAAGTTCCCGCAACTCGCTAAAATAGTCAACGATGCGAACAGTTGCGGGACACCCATGAATGATCGCTTAGATGCTTTTTACAAACCTCGCGGCGTTCTTGTGGAAGGCTTCACCTTCCAAGCAAAGTCAAAATCAGATTTGTATAAAAGCTATTACAGCGACCTTTGTGGGCATCGGGTGACTTTTCCGTGCGGAGAGGCATCGAGGCAGACAAAAGAATATCGCAAGTTTGTTGGTCAGATGTTGGACTTGACCAAGACCTATCGGAACGGGAATATGGTAGTTTGCCACCCACCAGAAAAAGATTGCCATGATGATTTTCCAGACGCTTCGGCTCTAGCTCTATGGGGATGCAACACTTCGGGCTACGCCAACAGCATTGACATGCACGATAATATCTTTTATAGGAGATAAGTATGAGCATACCTATTGCAACTTTTCGCAGGACGGATTTTCAAGGAATGACCGACACTTACGGCTACCCTCGCTATCTCTCTTCCGTAGCATCTAGCCCCGTTCAAGAGGATACGGGGGCGAGTGAAATCCAACGAGCTTTGAACGGAATTGCGCCCTTAGATGTCAGCGGTCAACTAGCTGCTGCCACAGAGGACGCAGCTTCCCGCCTAAACCGCTATCGGTTGCTCAAACGCTTCTATACGCAAGAGAACGAAAACCGAATCCGTGAAGACGGAGATTTGAGTGTTATCTTCAACTACTGCAAGAAAACGATTACCACAGGAACAGATTGGCTCGTAGGCGCAGGATGGGAAGTTCGTTGTCCTAAAGGGTACGAAACTGTAGCCGCGTATCTCAATCGAGTTTGGGCCGCTAATAAGCACCTCGTTCTCTTAGAACTTTTGGGGCAAAGTGGGGGACTTTACGGGGACGCTTTTCTAATGGTGTCTGTTTCTACCCAAGATAAAAGTAACCCTCCTAAGATTGTTATAGCTCCTATTCAACCGAACTATTGTTTCCCTGTTTGGGAGTCGGTAGCTGGGCAATCCAAACTGACCAGCGTGATGATCCAGTATCCGCAGAACGGAAAGAAGCCCGACGGCTCCCCGTATAGTCTCTATACTTTGTATATCACGCCAGAAACTTATGAAGTTTGGCTAGATCGGGACAGTCAAGGGGAACAACCGAATCAATTTGGTGAAGTGAATGTTATCCATATTCCAAACCAAGTGAGCATAGATACCCCTTTCGGGTCTTCTGATTTGCAAGAGCTTGGAAGCGTAAACACAATTTTAAACTCTATTACAAACAAGACCGTCCAGATTATTGATTACCATGCTGAACCGACTACCTGTATTTTTGGAGCAAAAGTTTCTTCGCTGGAAAAAGGAGCAGGTAGGCTTTGGTCAAACCTTCCCGTAGATGGCAAAGTCGAAAATTTAGCTCTAAATACCGACCTTGCGGCTATCTACAACTTGCGTGAGTCCTTGAAAAAAGAAATTTCGGAATTGGGAGAAATACCAAGAGTGGCGTTAGACCCTAGCGATTACCACTTCACGAACACTTCGGGAATCGCCATGCAGCTAATGTTCTTGCCGCTTATTACGAAGACCACGAGAAAGCATCGGGTTTATGGGGCAGCGTTGCAACAAGCAAACACCCTGATTCTTAAAGCAGCTAAACTACTTGAAGTTTTTCCTGTGCTTCCTGAAAGCGAACAAGATTTTGATGGCACTACGGAGCTTGTCTTTAAGTCTCTGCTTCCAAGAGATGTCCAAGCCGAAACCGACTTGGCGGTTAAGAAAGTTGAAATGGGCGTTTGGAGTCGAGCCGAAGCTATTAGGCAACTTTCGGGGGTCAGTGATATGGGGCGGCTCACTTTGGAGCTTGCCGCTGACGCAAGTCGAGAGCTTTTGATGGCGTATGAAAACCAGAAATCTACACAGGGAGTTGCGCCCAATATCGGGGCGACCTTTATCGGCTCCGAGCAGCTTCTAAACTCTCATACAGAACTAGCCGCCGACATAAACAAACAGGTAGAAGCGGCCCTCTCTCAAAAAAGTGCAAAAAAGAACTTGCCAGAAACAGAATAGACAGGTAAGGAATAAATAACTTAACAAGGAGTTTTATGGATAACGCACAAGCAACTGAACACAATGCCACCTTCTCTCAGGGAGCGAAAGCCATTGATAAAGTGGAATACTTTACGAAGATGAACGCCATTGACCCTCAGACGGGGATTCAATCGCCCACCCCTGTTTTCTATGATGAAAAAGGCGGCGCGAATCCTTCCCCTTCGATTGCTCGTGGTCAATCGTTGCCGTAACTAATTTAGACCTAAATTATTTAGTGCTAAAGCTTGGCGCGGGTGCGTCAGGCATAAACAAAAAACAAAAACTACATTACAAGGAATCCTTTTAGGATATTTCATTTATGGACGAGACACAGATTAAAGAAGCGATTGAGAAAGCTAGGCTTGAAGAACGAACAAAGATTCACGACAAGCTTTCCCAAGCCGAACAAGAAGCTGCCCGTATGAAGGCGGCTAAAGAAGAGATGGAGCTTGCGTTTAAAGAGGCGAAAGATCAGGAGCTTAAAGCTCTTGACCTTGTTAAAAAAGCCAACGAAACCAATGAGGCTCTTAAAGCGTCTATCACAGCGGATAAGACCGTTGATGTTGACAAGCTTGTTACGGAGGTAGCTAAAAGCACTAAAGCCGCCCTTGAAGGCGAATATACCAATCAACTTTCGGAATTGAGCAACACCGTGAAGTCTCTGAGCGCAGAGCTTTCCACATCACGGCTCAGTTCCTATCGAACCGAAGCCATCCAGAAAGCAGGAGGCGAAAATGTCCTGATTACTGAGTTGGTGCATGGAAATAGCCCTGCTGAAATAGATGCGTCTATTCAAACAGCTATTGCCGCGTTCCAGCGTGTTAAGGCTACGGTTCAACCATCTTCCACTAATACTGTAATTCCAAACGCCCCAAGTGTAAGCGTGCCGCCAGTCCCTTCCACGGCATTGAGTCAACCGAGTAATTTGCAAGGAGGAGTCAAACAGATGACTAATGCAGAATACGCGAAGGAAAGGACAAGGCTCCTAGCTGAGTCTGCTGCGGCAGTTTCCGCGTAGTAACAGCTAAGAGTTAAAAAGGTGTCCCCTCGTGGGGCAAAAGTCGAATAAAAATTAAATAAGGAGTAACAGTATATGGCGAATAAATTAACAGTTGTGGCAGGAGCGGGAGATTTAGTCCCCCTGTCTAATGCGGTGTTGGATGTGTGGTCAAAAGAACTTTTGTTCCAAGCCCAGCCCATCCTTCGCTTTGCGAGCGTAGGTAAAATCAAAACGGAGCTTGGAGGCAAACCCGGTAAAAAGCTTTCTTTCTTGAAGTATGCTGCCCTTTCAGGGTCGAGTGCTTTGACGGAAGGCGTTGCGATGACGAAAAAGGCGTTGGGAACTTCCAGTGTATTTATCGAAGTCAGCGAACATGGCTACGCCGTCGCAGTCAGTGAGTTCTTGCTCAAAACAACCTTCCTCAACATTATGAACGACACGGCTCTCTTGCTCGGTCGGCACTATGCCACGGAGTATGATTCGATGTGCCGTGATGCTCTGATGACCTGCACCAACTCGGTGTTTTCGCAGAAAGGTGGCGCAGCAGGAACTCGTGCTGATCTTACTGCGGGCAGCACCTTCGATGTCAACGCTGTCCGTGATGTTCAAGAACTTTTGGCTACCCTCAAAGTGCCGAAGTTTGGCGGCGACGCTTACATCGGGTTTATTACCCCTCACCAAGCTCGTAACTTGCGGGAAGACTCCGCTTGGGTTAATGCGAACCTCTACGCTTCGCCTGAGAACATCCTTCGCGGTGAAGTTGGTCGCATTGAAAATGTCCGTTTCGTGGAAACCACGCAATGCCAAGTCATTGACGCTGGCACGAACGACATTTTTGCTGACTCCGTAGATACAGGTAACAATGTTGCGGGCGCAGCGGCTCCTGCGGGTGTGGATGTCCACCGTGCGGTTGTCGTGGGCGACTATTGCCTCGGTATTGGTGAAACCCTCCCTGTCGAACTCCGTGACGATGGCGTTACCGATTTCGGTCGGGAACATTCCCTCGCCTACTACGGTATCTTCGGTGCAGGCTTGATCGAGTCCTCGCACGCTGTTATTGTCGAAACTGCCTAATAAACGGTTAGCTAACTAGGGCAGGGAAGCTTTTAAACTTTCCTGCCCTATTCGCTATAACCCAAAACAAAAGGAGATTTTATGAATCAAACAAATCCTATTCAAATGGAAGAGCCTAAGAAAATGCTCAGTGGCGTTAAGTCCTTAGCAGGTGGCGCAGGTGCTACCGTTATTGCTAAGTTGGCAGTTCCTGTGGGAGTCACTTACTTCGTGAAGTGCCTCGTTAAAGCCGTTGATACTACGGCTGATGAAGCCGCCAGTTATATGCTTCAAGTAGCCGTTCGTCGTTCTGCGGCAGGAGCCGTTGCTCTTGTGGGCGCGGTAGATGCTGTTAGCGGTGAAAATGATGCTACTTGGGCAGCCACACTGGTCGCAGACGATGTGAACAAGTCAATCAACCTGACTGTTACGCCTGACGCGGCAAATACTACGGTGTTCACCTACTCGATGGAAGCCGTCTAAATTCAACCCTTCGCAGAAGTTTAGCCCTAAACTATTTAGAGCTAAACTTTTTGCGGAACTTAAACCCCAAAAACACAGAAAGTAAAAATATGAAAGTTAATAAATCGAAAGCTAAAGTTATCATTGCGGAAGACGAGCCTACTACGGCTCTTGACCCCCAGCTACCTGAGGAAACCGCCGCCCTTCCAGAAGCGTCCATCATTGACGACACCGTGACTCCTGATTCGGTTCTTCCTAGAGTGGAGGGCAATATGCGAATCACTATGCTGGAATCCATCCGCTCACCGAGAGTCGGCTTCCATGACATTCGCCGCTTGCTCAAAATAGATGAGATGAAGGCGCAAGCGACCTACACCGTTCCCGCCCAAGTCGCCCATTTTTTGGTTGATGCTAAAAAAGCAGTTATTCTCAGCCTAAACTAAACCCTTTGCGTATATGGCATCCTTGCAAGAATTGCGGACGAGGTTAATCTCTCAAGCCAGAGTTCAAGACAGCGAGCGCATCGCAAATGAGACTTTGGACGCGTTCTTGCAAGATGCCATGACGCAACATAACCCCAACTACACTTATGCCACGCTTCCTATGCGTGAGGTGGAATTGGTGATTACGCTGGCATGGATTAGCGTTTGTTTGAATCGAGCTTCTGTTTATGTCAATACGACAGACCTAAAAGGAGCCACGCACCCCGCTGGCGGTTACGGGCATGAAAGAGGGTCGCCCTTTGGTAAAAATATGGAGATGGTCAGCTTCCTCCAAAAACGCTACCAGCAACTTTTGAATCAACTTTCAACCACGGACAGTAGCCCTTCGGGGCAAATTGTCGTCGGTCGAATCATTCGCCGAGGGAATACCTCTGCGGCAGAAGCCTTACCCATTAAGATTGCGCCTATTGTGCCTATCAGTTTGTTTATTACAGCTATTGATGCCACTTCGGTAACGCTCACTTGGGCTTACTTAGTATCTGCCGAAGTTTACGCCGTTTCTTTGTGGTCTTCAACTTCACCCATCCGAGAGGAATGGAACATAGACGGACTTGAAGGAACACCCCAAGTTTCTTCAACAGCTACTTTGGTGACAGCGATTACGAATACCGACACTAAAACGGTTAAAGTGACAGGACTCATTGCAGGGACGACTTACTACTTCTTAGCTACTTTGAAGACCTACAATGATAGGGTTTCATATTCTAACGAGCTTTCTGCATCCCTTTCTACGCCCGTTATTGCCCCCAGCCACTCAATCCCCGTCTTAACGACCTTGGCGAGCTTAAACCTAGCTTTAAACGCCGCCATGACCCCTTTCCAAGTGACCGCTTCCAATAGCCCCACCGCTTATACATTCTCGCCCCTTCCCGTAGGCTTGGTTTTTGACCTAAATACGGGCATTTTGAGCGGAACACCTACTGTAGCAGGAGTTACAGCAGCTACGATTACCGCAAGCAACTTATCAGGAGTAGGCAACGCTGCTATCAGTATCTCCGTTGCTTAAATTTTATGGGCAATCGCGGGGATATTAAGGTTAGGATTCAAGAACGAGATGTAACGAAGCTGATGGCTTCGATGAATAATTTCCCCAAAAGGCTTCAAGGGATTCTGAAAGACATGTTTCGTGTTTGGGGGTATGAGACTGAGGCTAGGCTCCAAACAAATTATCCAAGAGAAGAAAACAAACACCAGAAGCGGCTGGAGTCCGACTATTGGCTGCGTATCGTCCCCGACCATGTAGCCGAAGGGTGGAAAGCGCACCTGTTTGGCACAGCAGCAGGAAGATTTGGTTTTTCCGTTAAGAATAAGTATTCCACATTGCACGAACAGGCTAGAGCCGTTATTGGAGCACTTGAGTATGGAAGTAAAGGGGGCGTTGTAATTACCCCGAAAATAGCAGAGTCGCTAACTTTCAAAAATCTCGTCAAGGTAACACCGAAAAGGAAGTTGCGCCGTTATTCTTTTGTTCATGTTATGCGCGTTAAGCAAAGTCCCATGAGAGCAAAGCACCCCGTGCAGAAAGAGGCGACAGCTTTAAAGAAACGGATAGCTTATTCCCTCAGTAGATTAGACATTAACAAGGCGTTTATATGAATATGACACTCGCTATCAGGAATGAATTGGTCAGGATGGTTAGGGACGACTTTGTTTCAACGAAGACCTACACCCTTCCAGATGGAATCGTTCGCAACTACACTAACAGCTTTTTTAATGTCGGCGAACTTTATAATGCCGAAGCGGGCAGGTCAGAAGACCTAGACTACCCAAAAGCGTATGTCGTCTTTTACTCGGGGCATGAAGAAGTCGAGATGTCAAGACGAACCTTGGTGTCCGATTTTTTCGCCATTATTTTTGTGACGAAGTTTTGTGGCGGGGTTGGAGAAGCTTCCTCAGCAACTAAGATTTTGACTATCCTCGATGAATTTAAAATTTTCCTACAACAGTATCCCACCTTGAATGACAAAGTAAATTGGGCGTTTATAAGGGACTACAACATTGACGGCGGCATCGCAGAACCAGAGGCTATTTTGTCTATTCTGCTGGAAGTGAGCTACCATAACGACTTTTGCTAATAATTTAGACCTAAATTATTAAACAAAAAGGATTGCACCCCCTTCTAAAACGGTGTAAAAAATAAAGAACTTAACAAAGGAGTTAATATGATCGCCAAAGGCGCAAAAAGCGTAATCTCGTTTAAAGAAGAGGTTACATGGGGAACAGAACCCACGACAGGGTATCAAGACATTTCGTTTTCGAGTGAGAAATTCACCGAAAAGATTAACACCGTCATGTCAGACGAGATTCGTAGGGATCGTAGTGTTCCTAATGTTCGCGGCGGCAACATTGCGGCTGGCGGCGATTTGACCACTGACTTCGGCATCTCTCGTTGGGGTAATTGGCTGCGGCACGCTTTGGCAGCTACATCAGCTTCGGCTGCGGTTGTTTCAACTCCTTTGGAAGCAGGTGTCGTTGCTATTGGTGATGTTCGTGTGTCAAACGGCAAAGCGTATGCTTGTTTGCATGGGGGAACTTTGACGAACACGGAAGCAGCCATAGCAGCTACTGCCGATAATCTCACAGGAATTATCAACTGCCCTCCAGCGCACTTGTTGACCACAGGACGCGCCTTCTTTCTTACGGGAACCACTGCCCCTGCGGGGTTAGCATTGAACACGGTGTATTACGCCATCGTTATTGATGCAGACGACATTAAACCCGCTTCTTCGTATGCAAACGCTCTTGCAGGAACAGCTATTGCCTTCACAGATGACGGCACAGCTATTTCTATCAATGCGACTCCTTCGCTGGTGGCAACCTCGGGAACTGCTACTTTGCAATCTACGAAGTGGGTTTATATCGGGGCTTCAACGCTTTCCCTTAACAAACATGTTCTCACAGCGGGCGCAGATATGCCAGCGGGCGGTATCGCCGTCGAGAAGGGTGTTTTGGGCGGTGACGAGAACTTCTACCTCACGCTGCTTGGTGGACGCATCAATACACTGGATATTAAAATCCAGAAGGAAAAGATGGTCGAGTCCACTTGGGGCTTGTTGTTCAAAGAAGCGGTGCAAACTACGACTCCCCACGCTGCGGCTGGAGATTCGATCACGGATACTTCCGTGATGTGCTATGATGTTGCGTTGGTGATTGGCGATACGCTTGCGTGCCGTCCCGTTACTGAGGGTGACATTAGCTTGAAGAACAATATTGCGGAAGATGTTTATACCCTCTGCTCCCGCTATCGGGAAGAGCTTCCAGAAGCTAGGCGCGAAGTTTCAGGCAAAATCTCTACCTATTTTAGAGATGCCACGGAATACACCCTGTTCAAGAATGAAACCACCTTCTCATTGGTTTTCAGCTTCACTTCTTCGGGCAAGACGCTGATTATTGAACTTCCTGAGAACAAATTCACTGGCTCACCTACGCCTACCGTTAGCGGTCAAGGCGTGATTACCTCTGACTTTGAGTTCACTTCGTTCAAGAACACGGCGAACTACGACATCCGTGTTACCATCATTGACGGCAACGCCGCTTTGATCGGTATCTAATAAAGATTGGATCAAACACACCCTCCTTGGCGAGTGCTAGGGAGGGTGTTTTGTTCACAGCAAACAAACAGAAATAAGGAGACATATATGGAAAACATTGAATTAGCATCTTTGATTAAAGCAAATGACAAACCCGAGACTTGGGTAGAATATCGAGACGGGATTACTTTCAAGCTGACCTATCTCTCTCGTCCAGAGCTTCAAAAAATCGTCAAGCGAAGCACCGTGTTCAAATACGACGAGAAGGCCAAAACCCGTGTTCAGACAACGGACTCGGAAAAGCTTACTGAAGAGTTTTGTAAGGCAGTTGTGAAAGACTGGAAGGGCGTTACTTTCCGTTCTCTAGCAACTATGACCAACATAGACCTCAAAGCGATCGCCGAGGAGCGCAGAGACTTTGAAATTGCGTTCTCTCACGATAACTGTGTCACGCTTATGCGAGAGGCGTATGATGTGGATACCTTCATCCAAGAAGCTTCTACGGACATTCGCTATTTCAACGCGGGACACGCCGAAGAAATAAAAAACTAACAGACTTCGCAGATTGGCATTTTAACAAGGCTAATTTGTCCTGCGAAGACTGTAGTCGCTTCCATAGGGATTTTGAGCGGGTGGAGCCGCCTTGCAACACCACCTGCCCAAAACCTGAGCTTATGCCAGAGAACGAAATGGCATGGAATCTCGCCATCCAGCTTACCTCACAACTGAGGTTTGCTGGTATGAGCGGAGTTATTGTTGGTTTTGATTTTGCTGTTCTCCCTATGTATCTTACTGCTTACTTTGTCCCACAGAGTGAATGGCAGTTTTATATTGAAAAGATTACCGCCGTAGGTAGAATAATGACCGAATATTGGAAACCCGATACGCCCACCAAAGACTAAGCAAAATAATTTAGAACTAAATTTTTCAGTATGGCTAAAAAGCAGACAGTAGAACTAGACTTTATAGGAGATACTTCGCAGCTTGAAAAAGCAGCGAAGCGCGTAAAAGCGGTTATTTCCGACTTACCTAAAAACGCTCCCATATCTGATGTCGGGCGTAGCACGGCGGGATACCTAGAAAAACCGTCAGGTAAGCTTAAACCGACGCTCAAGACTACCACTTCGGAGCAAAACGGAGTCACTACTACCGTATCCAAAGACCAATTAGGTAATATAAGCTATAAGCAGCATATGTCGGGTTCGAGTGTCTTACGCAGCCGCCTTGCTCAAGCAGCGCAAGCGTATGACAATAGTCTGGCTCAGATGGTTGACCCCTTCAAAAGAGGGCAGCATATTTTGAAAAAAGCGTCCGCCCTTGAAGATGTCGTTCGTAAGCACGGAGCCGAAGGTAGTAGTGCCAATGCTCGCGCAGAAGGGCATATTCGTTCATTACGCAGAGCCGCAAGCAAAGAAATTAGCTCAGGTGTCAGTAACCAACTACAAGGAATACTGTCCACACTAAAGAACGAAAATTTAAAAACGAAAGATAGCAACCTCCACGAAGCCAACTATCTAAAAGCGGCTACCAGCTTAAACAAGTTGAAGAAGGCGGCTGGAATAAGTAGCAAAGATGTAGCCGCGATAGAGAAGGCGCACAAAGCCCTAGATGCCACTCTTCCTCGTATGGGAGAACACCAATTTAGAGCTAAAGTATCAACCACAGCGGAGTCTTTTGACGCTAAGTTATCTAAGGTTATTGACCCGCTTAAACGGGGAGCCTTGCTTAATAAAAAAGCCGAAGCCCTTCAAGGTCTTAGAGATTCTTATAGCGGAGAAGAAGGAGCGACTACTCGTAAAGTTGCCAAGGACATTCGTGCAGCTAAACAAGCGGCGGCAAAAGCCATAAGTGACGGAGTTACCTCCCAAGTTTCCGATATAAAAACTCGTCTGGATATTGCAAACAGACAAGCCCCCGATGCTGACACAAAACTAACAAACTACGCTAATGCGCTGTCTGAGCTTAATAAAGCGAAGAACGCTTTAGGCGCAAGTAGCAAGGATAAAGCTGCCATAGATAAAGCACGCAAGCAGCTTCAAGCAGACTTACCGAAAACATGGACGAACCAGTTTAATGAAAACTTAGCTTCCGTGGAGGCGAGCTACGCAAAAAAGATAGCTAAAATCACTGACCCCATGAAACGGGCTAAACTTTTGGATAAGCAAGCCGCCGAACTTCAAAACATTATAGACACTCAAGGCAAAGAAGATAGTGCTGCCACTCGAAAAGCGGCGGCAAGTGTGCAGAGACTTAGTAAAGCGTCAGCGAAGGCGATGTCACAAGGCGTAAGCGAAAGACTAAAAGGTATCACAAATACCTTAGAAAACGATAACAGGAAAGAGACAGATAAAGGTAGAGTCACTGATAACTACATACGAGCCTCTGATGCTATAAATAAACTAAAGAAGACGGCGGGAATAAGTCAAAAGGATGTGGATGCCCTAACAAGGGCGCAACGAAAGTTAGAGTCTTATCTGCCCAAAACAAATGTTGCAGCCTCCCAAGAGCGATTAGCTGACAAACTTGGAGCCATTTCACATATTATGAAGTCTGCCTTCGCAAAAAATGCTTCTTCCCCTCTTCTAAGTAAAAGCGACCAGATACAGCAGGATTTGGTTCACGCAAATGAAGCTCTTAGCCGTATAAATCAGTTAGAGAATCAAGCTAACTCTGCCCGGGCGCAGAAACAGATATCGAAAGCGCGCTTAGGTGTGCAAACCAAGATAGGCGCACTAACCGCCTCCCAAGCTAGTCTTGACCATCAAGAGGTTCGCCGAGAAGCCGCACAGAGAGCGAACGCTAATATGGAGATAGGCTGGGGAGCGCAGTTTGTAGCTTTTGGTCTTTTCCAGTCAGCCTTGGATGTTGTTACGAGAGCGTTTTACTCCCTTGTGTCCGTTGTGCAACAAGTCGCAATGGGGCTTAAAGATATGTTTCTCAGCTTTCTTCGTGTCAATGAGAAGTTTGCGGGGATGGAGACTACCGTAGCCTCTGCCTTAGGCGATCCTAAGCACGCAAAAAATATCGTAGATGAAATAGCTACCATTGCAGGTAAGTCCTTTCTGCCCACCGACGACCTCTTGAATATGTATCGCTCGGCATCCGTTCTCCCACAATTTAGGTCTAAATTTATTGAAGAATCTTCGGCAGGGGCGTTAGGAGAGAAAGATAGCTCCTTTCAGCAATTTCGGCAGCTTATTGAGCAAATGGTTACTTTCCGTCCTGATAAAACGGCTACGGATGCCATCTTCTCTTTGCGTGAAGCTTTGGGCGGCAACTTTGTTTCTTTGGGCAAACGCTTTGATGTCTCCGTGAATACGATTGCCAATGTTACAGGAACTTCGCGGGCAGCAATGAAAGCCAGCCCCGAAAAGACCCTAGAGACTTTACAGAAGTTTTTTGGGGCGATTATATCTCCCGAAGCGGTAGCCAAGATGACCAACCAGCCGACAAGGTTGTTTGAAAACATCATGGAGCAATTTACAGTGTTGATGCCTCGAATCTTAGGCAACCAGTTTTTTGCAGAGGTAGGACGCTCTCTCTACGACTATGCTTTGCGCCCGTTTGTCACGCTTCTTCAAGATGTTTTAGCTCCGTTTTTTGCAGCGGGTGGCACCTTTGAAACTACCTACGCCGCTGACATGGCAAACGCGGTAAAAAATCTTTTAGAAACCACAGTAGATTCTGTAAAAACTTTGGCTCGACAAATCATGCCACAAATTGAGGGGCTACTTGAGATCGAAGTAGGAACCGACGATTCCGCTAAAGGGCTTTTAGGAAGAGCCGTGAAAGCTTTTACAGCTTCCTTAAACTGGTTAAGTGATAAACTTCCAAAGGTTTTAGAAGAGGTAGTTAAAGTGATTCCTGACTTAGTGAATATGTTCACCACTTTAATGAGAGTCATTGAGCTTATTATAGGAGTTTTTAAGACGCTATTTAATGTCAGCCCGACCCTCGCCATGATGGGGATGATTGCTGCCCCTTCGTTACCTATTATGCTTGCCTCCCTGACAGGTGCAGGCTTGAGGACAGGAATCCGAGGAGCCGCCAGCCATGCCGATGACATGACAGGTAGAGGGACTACGACAGGAGCCTCCGCTCAAGGTAGCTGGTATGGCGTTAATAGGGCACTTAGTCGCCCTGCTGATGTAAGTGAAGCTGTTAAAGCTCAACTAATGGGAGCTAAGTGGAGGCAAAAACAGTATGGTAGCCCTGATATGTCCCCCGAAATGCGCGGGAACTATGTCGGGCGTGCGCTCGCATGGGGAGGAGAAATGAAGGATCGTTGGAACAATCCAACCACAAAAACAGGAAGCTCCACGACTCAAACAATGTTGGGAACTTTCACCCGCCCCGTCGCTACCGTAGGAGACAGGGTGCGTAGTGTTGTAGGGGCTAAAAGCGGTGAATCTGTTGGGAGCATGATAATGGGGGGAGCCAGAACTGCAACCGCAAGCACCCTCGGAGCCGTCGCAGGTTTTGGTGTCGCCGTAGGACAAGCCGCCGCAGGTATTCTCGTTTTTATGGCAGCCTTAGAAGCCGTAGGATGGGTAATTAAAAAAATTACAGACTATGCCAGCCGAAATGACTCCACTAAAAACTTAGGAGACAAAGCGTTTAGTCCTGTTACCGATTCTGAAATAGCGATAAGTTCCTCGGTAGAAAAATATCTAAAACAAAAGGCAAAAGCATCCGTTGATCTAAAGGACATGAGCATTTCCTCATCACAAGCTTCCGATTTTTTTAAGAATAAGCTTCCGTGGGATACTTTTACACAAGAGAATGAGCTACGCAATAGCGTCGGGTATGGCAACGATAGAAGGTTGGATGCGCTTGCTTTACAGAAAACAAATGCTATCGAGATATTTGATAAGTATGAGCTAAGCTCTCAGGCAATTATCCTAGAGAAAATGAGCGAAACGCTTAAAAAGATTAAAGCGAACAAAGACTCCACTAAACCTATTGTAGAAGGCGGCGTTGGGCTTACTAATGCGGAGATAGTCTCCATGACACAAACCTTTACGGCTTTACAAGCCAAGTTTGATGCTCAGTATGCTTTCAATAAGAAGAATAATACCTTAGAAACCCCCGCAGATATGATGAAGCGTCTGACGGCGCGACCTAACATCTTAGAAGCGACGAACGAGGAAGATGCCTCGGTTGCGTTGAGTTCCGTAGAGAGTGTAGAGAAGCTAAAAGGTAAAGTTAAAAAGGTGAAGGAGCAGCAAGAAAAGTTTAAAGAGCTAACTTCTCTTTTTAGAGAGGTAAATACGATTAGTAACCAAATTACTAACACACTAGGCACATATTGGGAAATAGGTAAGTTTAGCGCAAAACACGGTATTACTGGTGTAAGCAATGCTAGTATTCACTTTCAAGAATACGGAGACGATCTTGTAACTAAGATAGAAGCCCTTGATACCGTAGCTGCGTCAACTATGGTAGCTGTTGCGTCTGCCCTTAAAAACGATCAAGGAGATAAGGCCGCTTCACTTATGCAAGCAACTGGAATTAAAGATTCGAGTGCCTTATTGGGGCGTATAAAAACAGCAATAAAAATGCCCGCAGATCAAGCAGAAGCCCGAAATAAAGAGCTTGGGATGATCCAAGAAGCAATGACGAAGGAGCTTACTAGCCAGTATGCCCCTATTACAGACAAGGTTAAGTCTTCCGCTACCAGCCTCTTAAATGCAAAAGCGCAACTTTCGGGTATTAAGATTGAAGGAAGTATCGAAGACTTTTTTAAAGAGTCGGGAGATAATATAGCTTCCGTAGTTACCAACTTTGCCGATTTAAAAGCTAAATTAGACCGAGCTAGGACAGGCGAAACCGTCAAATTAGGTAAGCCCTTCCCTATCCTTCAAGAAGATAGGACTGAAGTAGAGAATAAAGCTGTGGGGGAAATTCTATCCGCCAGATCAGAGCTTCCTTCTTTTAAAGAAGCTAAACCTCCGAAAGCGGAACCTCTATCTAAGCTCCAGAAAAAGGTTAATGAACTTCAAAGTGTGGCTATCTTTTTAGCAGATGCCGACGCTAAAAAATTGGCAATAAATGAGTCCTTAGAAAAACTACGCACAACATCTACTCCTTTAAATCAAGAAGCCTTTACAAGTGCGGTGGAATCCTTTGAAAATAATTTAGACGGCGTAAGCAAACTATCGGAAGACTTATCTGTTAAGATAACCGAAAATCTTAACTTGTTGGCACAAGCTTTAGCTAAGAAGAAACCCGATACCGCTTCGGCAAATCTCGCCCTAAAATCTTTGGGAGTCGAAAGTATTGACCTTACTGCAAGGATGACAGCAGCTATAAAAGCTAATCGCAAAGACACTGAGAAAGGCAGCGAGGAATTTCAAAAGATTTTTGATGAAGTCAACACCGAGCTTATTCAAAAACATTTTGGGGGACTTACCGAAGCCTTAAAGACTGCACTTACTGACTTATTTACCCAACAAGCTACCCTAAACGGTATCGAAGACCCCGCAAAGGTTGTTAGCACCTTTATGGCTAAAGTTCTCGCATCTTTGGAGGGTATTACCTCTGCCTTCTCTCAATTTAAAACTACACCGTTTAAGGGCGTGCCTTACTCTCTCGATACTCCTTCTACCGTTGAAGCAGACCCCGAAGCAGGATACAAAATAGGTTCAGGGCTTCCCGCAGGCGGGAAGGGAGGAGGTTCACGAACCGAGCGTGACCCCTTGACAGAGGCGTTAGAAAACCTTTTGAAATCCTACGATTATCGCGGGTCTAAGAACTCTGCCCTTGAACCTATTATTCGTCGGCAAATTAAAGAAGCGTTCGCTATTATTAAGGAATCTCCTGAGTTAGCCGATAGCTTTACCAACCTTCTCTTTCAGGACAATGATGTAGCCTCCTCTAATGCAATGATAGGGGTGCTGACTAAAATGCGGGATGCCGCCATCGAAGCCTCCAAAGGGTTAGATACTACCGACCAGTCTTACCAAAAGCTAGTCGGTAACGCAGAAGCCGCTCAAGGTAAGATTAACGAGCTTACGCAAGGCATCACGGAGCTTAATCAGCAGAAGTGGAATAGTGACCCTCTATTAAAGTCAGTCAACGAAATTGGCGATGCGTTTAAGAGCAGTTTAACTTCTTCTCTGTCCGACTTTATTCTAGGCACAAAATCGGCAGGAGAAGCTTTTAAAGCTTTTGCCGCAGAGTTTATCAGTTCGGCAGTTAGAATCTTAATGAACAACGCCGTTAATTCTCTTTTCGGCTCCTTCTCAGGTGGCGATGGTATCTTTGGCTCTATGGGTAAAGGTATGACAGGTGGAAGCGAAGGTGGCGGAGGAGGAGGGGGCGGCGGTTTAGGTGGACTCTTTAGCGGTTTGTTCGGTAGCATTTTTGGTGGCGGTGGCGGTTTATTTGCAGCTACGGGAGGCGAAGTGTTTAACAATCGCATTGGTAACAATGATATTCAGCATTTTGCCACAGGGGGCGGCGTTTATGGCGGCTCAGGCAAAGAAGACGACATTCCCGCAATGCTTATGGGCGGCGAATTTGTTGTCAGGAAGTCAGCCGTAGATAAATATGGCGTAGATATGCTTGAACGCCTCAATAGCGGCAGACTTCACCAGATGGCGATGGGCGGCAAAACAGACTACCTCCCTAAGTATGCGATGGGTGGCAGAGTGGGTTATATGCCCCAATACGCCAACGGGGGAACCGTAGAGATGCCCCATTATGCCGAGGGCGGTAATGTCATGCCTCTCGTCCCCGCCCCTGCCGCAGCAGGAGCCGCCTCGTCTCAGCAAAATAACAATATCAGCATCACGATCAACAAAGACGGATCTTCTTCGGAAAAGAAATCAGGAGACAACAGTGATAACAGCACAGAGATGGCAAGGCAGATTAAACACTCGGTCTTGGAAATACTTCAAAATGAGCAACGCCTTGGAGGTATGTTCCGTAAAGGAGCTATGGGAACCTCCGTTTCAGGTAGATAAGCCTCAAAATTTAGACCTAAATTATTTATGAAAGTAGCTGTAACCTTCGACCACAACACTTCGGGCGGGACGGTTGCCACCGTCAATTTGCTTTACTCATTAGCTAAAGTAAAAATGACCGCCACCGCTATACCTTCGGGAGCCTCCCCTTCGACCTATTATTACCCAAGGATGCTCTCAGACACCGCCTACACACTCCACACGACCCAACAAGGGGCGTATGACGGGTCTAACCTTGTCTCTTTTGCCGATGACGGTAGCGGAATTGAGCTTTACACCACGGACATTCCACAAACCTTCTTTTACCGCCCCTCTCAAAGCTCTGAAATGGAAGCCGAGCCAAGAATCCGCTCAGTCAAGTTTGGGGACGGCTATGAGCAGAGAAGCAAGGACGGAATCAACAACAACCCTCTCACTTTCCGTTGTAGCTTTATGAACATCTCTTCACGGAGGGCTAATGATGTCAGCAACTTTTTGAAAGACCTAGAAGGCTATAAGTGGTTTTGGTGGATGGCTCCTGAGCCGTATGATAACACTCTAAAAAAGTTTAGTGCAGGGAAGCATAATTTGAGGTATGATGCCCCCAACATAAGAACAATCTCGGTGGACTTTAAACAATCATTTGAACCAGGCGCATGAGTGTAGATACTGAAACAATTCAAAAGGAAATCGTCAAGCTATCTCCTGATACGCTTGTCGAACTTTATATTTTAGACGCTTCGGATATAGATGGCGATGTCGTCTATTTCCACGCAGGAACCAACAATAATTTGCAGCCAATTACTTTTAAGGGCGACATTTACCAACCGCTTCCCGTAGAAGTTGAAGGATTTGTCTTTAACGGTAAAGGTGAGAT